TCCCAAAGCTCAAAGTCTTTAGAATATTTTTTTGTTATCATATCAATTACTTCTGTAGATAATTGTTTTTTATATTCAATATTATTAGTCTTATGTCGCACATGAATTTTTTTATTAACTTTTCCACCAAGTTTTAATAAATCTTTTTTAGCATGCTCATGTAAATTTTCAGTATTCCATAAAATAGAATGTTTAGGAAAAAAAGAATGTTGATCTTTAGTCATATTATGTAATGTTTCTGAAAGATAAGAACTGCATACAATATAACAAAATTCATTCATATCTGGTAAGGTATGAAAAGTTGGAACATTAATTACTTTAGGATAAGGTTTTTCATGTGTTTCAGGTCTATTCCATCTTTTAGGATGATTATAACTTCTACATTGCATTTCATAATTATAAAGAGCACATATTCTTTCTATTGGATTTCTTATTGTTGAATAGCAAACGTAAGAATTATCTATTTCATTTACTTGTTTTTTTAATTCATTAAAAGAAATATGAACACATCTATTTAATTTTTTGTTAAAAGTATTATAAGTTGGATATGTTTTTAAATCTAAATAATTATTTTTATTTTTATAAAAATGTTCTTCTAAAGATTTCCAATTATTAAAAGGAAGATCTAATGCATAAACATCTTTACTTTTATTAAATAACCCTGAGTTCATAAAATATAAAAATGCAGAAGTGCTTCCTGTTTTTGGAGGTCTTACATAAACAATTTTTTTAGAATTTAACAATATCATTAATTAAATACCGCATAAGCTTTTTCCCATGCAGCAAAATCTTTTGCATACATATCTAAAGTTTTTTGTTTTCTGTCATCAGATAAATTATTTATATAATAACTATTATCATTATCACTTTTTTTAATATTTATTGTAGAAGATACTGTGCCTCCTTTAGATTCTATAAAAGAAGTAGCATGATCTTTAATGTTTTCAAAATTAAATAATTGTACATGCTCTGGATAATAAGACGATTGAGCCTTTAAACTATTTTTAACATCAGGATCATTAGGTTTTTCAATAAATACAAAATCCCATGAAGCATCAGGAGAGCCTACTTTTTGCATAAAATATTTATCAATACTACTGTAAATACCTTTATTTTTTTTAATATTCATTTTTCTACGAATAGTAGCATAATAAAATAATGAGCTTAACCAATCAATAGGGTTTCTTATTGTTCCAACCCACGGCATATCTGCTGCTGCTAATCCTTCTTCTACTACTTGAGTATATGTTTTTTGTGCGTCTTTTAAAGAATTATATCCATATAGTTTTTCTGGTAACTCAGAATACTTTAAGTTGTTGTTAGCATCGCTGTATTCTTTAAACTCTTGCCATGTCGAAAAACCACCTTCTAAAGTATAAACATCTTTATCAACATCAATAAGACCTGATTCTAAAAAATACATTTCAAGTGAGGCACCGCCTGTTTTTTGCGCTCTAGTAACAGCAAAGTTATTTGAATTACATATAATCATTGGATCACCACTGTATCGGTATCACTAAAAAATAACATCGTACCCTCACAAACTATATTCCACTGTTGTCCTTCTTGTTCACTTCTAGAAGGAACTTCAATAATAACGTGTCTTGCTAACCACTCTTTATCGTCTTGCAGTACACGCCAAACGTGTTCAAGGGTTCCTCTTCCTTCTTGACCCCTTGATTGATTAAACCGTATTCTATACTTCAGGACGCGAAGGCCATTTTATATTGTTAGGAAATCCTTCAGAGGTTTTAATGTTTCTTATTTTTTTTCTATACTCTTTAAACTCTGCTTGTTTTTCATTACTAATAGGAGCATCTTTTAACATAGTCCAATCTGTATCTTGCAAAATAACTTTAGCCTTATTCCATTCTAAATTAGAATTATCAACAACATCTTCAGTTTCAAACCAACCTTGATCTTTAAAGTTATTACCTAGCCATGACAAATCAGAAAGTTTATCTTTAACTGCTTCTAACCCAAAGATCGGACCCCAATTTTCAGGTAATGATGCAGATTCTAGCAAGACTTCATCAGTCGATATTTTCTTTAGTTTCCACATTTTCTTTTCCTATAAATATATTTTTTAAATCTTCTAAAAACTTTGGATTTACTGAACCGTTTCTTCTTTTATCTTCAACAAATTCTGAAAATGGAGGAAAACCATTAAGATGTTTTTTATCTTCTTCTGTCATTTCTCGCCATGTACGCCAACTTGAAAAATCTTCTCTTGGTTGAATATGTATATGGCATCCTATTGCAGCAGACAACTGATTAATTATTTCTATTACTTCAACAGGTTGATAAGCATTCCATAAATTTTGACCATAAACGCCACGCATTGAAATCTCAGTAGTGCCACCACCGCAACTTCCTATTGTCATTGATTGCGCTCTATTATCATTGTGAGCATCCATTTTTAAATCACGCTCGGCTTGTATTAAAGCTCGTTTTTCAGCAATTTCTTTTTTTGTCATTGTGCATTCCATGAAATAGTTACTGTTCCACCAGTTCCAACAACTACAGGATAATCTCCTGCGTTTACTGTTATATCATTTGTACTACCGGGATTTCCAGAATTTCCTGTATTACCTGCATTACCATATACAGCCTGTCCTCCTGATCCTCCTCCTGCTCCTCCAGTACCTATTTGACCTCTATAAAAATTCATACAAGATCTGTAGCCTCCACCGCCACCGCCGCCTCCTCCTCCACCCAAAGCCCCATCAGGAACTCGACCAGTAGGACCATAACCATGCCCTCCTGCAAATCCGGGATTTGATTGAGCACTATTAGTACAAAAAGCATAGCCTCCACCACCTCCGTAACCGCCTACGCCATAAGTAGTGTTACAGTAAAGAGACTGTCCTCCCGCAACGCCTTCTTGATTTTTATATGTATAAGTACCTGCAGGAGTCCCGGGATTACTACCAACTTGAGAATTACAAGGATATTGTCCCTCAGCCCCTACACCTGCTCCACCTCCTCCAGAGCCTGACCAGACTCTAGTGTACGCAATTTGAATTGGTCCTCCACAATAAATAATACAATAAGCACCTGCTGCTCCATAGCCTCCAATCTTACCATGATATAAAGCAGGTGCTGCTCCGGGACCGACAGCATCTGAATTACCTGCTGCGCCTCTATTGGAATGACCATAATTACTTTGTGCGTTTGCTACAACAACAGGGGATTCAAGACCGTTTGGTCCCGCGCCCCCTGCATTGCCTTTGAAGCCTCCAGTTCCTCCAGTTCCTCCTGTTCCTGTATTGCCTACGTTGTGACCAAACACACTTGTAGCAGTACCTGCATTTCCTGCAGCACCTCCGCTTGGAGCAAAATGAGCATTACCTCCTGCTCCTCCTGATTTTCCGGGACTAGAATAATAGTTAGGTGGAGCAAAATATTGTACAGGATTATATGTAGGAAAAGTTGCTAGACCTCCAGTTCCCCCTGCTCCTCCTGCTCCTGACGGTCCTGCACCACCCGGAGTACCGTCATTACCACTACCGCCTCTACCAGTAATACTAACTGTTGTTAATCCCGGAGGTACAGTAAAAGTTCCCGGACTATTAAAAGTTTGAGATCCTGCTTCAATTGATACTCCTCCACCAAAAAGGTTGCCTTTACCTGTTCCTATTGGCATACATCTCTCCGCGCTAATCCTAATTTTTCTCTTTTATCAAATTTAAAATCTTTATTAGGTCCATTTAAATCGACATAATGCAACATAAATTGTACATTTAAACTACCTTTAGCTAGTGGAGTTCTCCAATGCTTAACATCACATCCTTTATAAATAACGGCATCTCCTGCTTCAAGCTCAAATTTTACAGGAGTTTCATTACCATTTTGCATCCATAAAGGCCATTTATCTCCTACTCTAGCTACATTTACTGACACACTAATTTCACAACTTGGTCTATCTACATGAGCTTCTAGCTCTTCAGTTTCTTGATATACTCTAGCAAACGAATAAGTTGGACTTAAATTTAAATTAATTTTTTCTTCTACTTCAGATAAGTATTCTTTTAATACAACTTCAATTAGAGGATCAGCGTAATAAGCATAAGAAGAAGCTTCTTGTTTTGAAGTATTACGTTTAGACCACTCTCCTCTAGCTATTTTATTTTCTAAATATTTAGATAGAGTTTGTATTGTATTAGCATCTATAAACTCTTTACAAAATAAATAACCTTTATGATTAAAAATTAAATCATCAGTCATCATAATTAAACCAACCAGTACTTATATATTTAGAATTATTACCATATACAGGATTGCCTCTATGTGTATGTGTAAAAGAAGCAGGCCATATAACAAGAGTATTTTTTTCTGGTTGTATTCTCTGTTGTTGATATAAAAATTCTGTTTCTCCACAAGCTTCTACAGATAAAGAATTTAAATACAACATATAAACTAATACTCTTCTACTATTACCTATTCCTGATGACTGTTCCGCATGAAATAAATGATACCCTCCACCACTATTTGTTTTTTGTAATTTCATAGAAGTACAACTAATACTACTATTTGTTAAAAAAGAAAAATCTTCGGAGTATCTTTTAAAACATTTTTGAATTTCTTGCCAATATAACTCATATGCAGAAATATTATTAAATACACTAATTTTGCTATTGATACCATCAATATGTATTTGTGTATCATTTTTTTGAATAGAATTAGCGTTGTCTGATTGTTTTCTATTTATACCCCATTCATTTACATTTCTTTCAAACTCATTTATTAAATGCTCACAAAACCCATCAGGATAAACATTTTTAAAAATACCTATAAAATTATTACATGAATAACTCATTTAAATGGTTCTCCAGTTACCCATACAACCATACTTTGTCTATTTCCTTTTGTAACTGGAGTTACACGATGTAAAGTATACGAAGGAAAAGCTGCTATTAATCCTCTTTTTTTAGATATAGATATTTCTTGTTTACCTGTTAATAGTTGTAACTCTCCACCTTCATAATCTTCTGGATTTGAAAGCTGTAAAACTAAAGACAATTTTCTGCAAGGACTATAAGGTTTACCTGTATCTTGATGCCAATCATATTTACCTTGATTGTGTTCCGAATAGTTTGTTAGCTGTGCAGGTTCTCCAAAACAACTTAAATTAAATTTAAAAAATTGACTATTTAAAGATGAAACAACACCAGAAAGTTTTTCAAAAATTATTTCATTTTTTTCTTCATCTTTTAACCATGAAACTTCTGACACTCTAATATTGTTATTATTTTCAGAGTTACCTACTAATGCAGGTTCTACATTATTTTTAGCAATACTTTGAAGATAATTTATTTCTTCATTTGTAAAAGCATCGTCCCACCATGCATATGGCTCTACGTTTTCTGAAAAAGGAACTATTGGTCTATTATACATTTACAAATCTTTTCTTTTGAGACACTATAAAATGAATAAATTTTGTTGGGTTTTTTACCATATTAGGTGTAAGCATGTGAGGCAACCAAGAATTAAAAAACAATACAGTTCCATCAATTACATTATTAAAATGAACTTGAGGTGTTGCTAAAGTTATTTCTTCACTAGGCATGTTTATTAAGTCTGTCATTTTTTTACCTGATCTTGGGTCATCAAACATTGGATACGATCCTCCTTCTTCAGTTTTTAAAAAGAAAAATCCTGATATTTGACTATCGCCATGAACGTGCATAATATTACTACCTGTAAAAGCAAACTCTTGACCCCACATTCCTGACAAATAAAACTCATACTCATCTGTCATGTAGCTTTGTTCTTTTAAAATAGAAACTGCTGAGTCTCTGAAGTAAGAAGCTAACTCTTGCAAATCAGGATCATGTACCATTTGATCAGTCTGTTTTACAAGATTATCGTCAACTTCTTTATAATATTTTTCACAATTAATTAAAGTGTCTTTAACCCAATGGGGTTTTTCATCTCTATAAATTAATGATGGAAAATAATTATATTGCTCCATTAACCAGTTACTACTTTAATTAAATCAGCTGCAATAGCAGTTACATCAGATGTTTTAATTGTTGTACCTGCATCTGCAATTTTATTATTTTCTACAGCTATTTCTTTAGCCATTCGTACTGCATCTATTTTAAAACGTGTAACTTCTGTATCACTTTGAGCTTCTGCTCTAGCTTTTGATAAAGCTGCTTCATAATCTACTTGTGATTGTTGCTCTGCTGTTAATGCCATTTTAATCTCCTATTAGTTATATAAATCTTTGGCAGGAATTGTAACATAATATGTTGTACCACCGTCGGGTGTAAAAAAGAACCATATATCAGTTTTACTAGCTGCAGTAGTACGGCTTATTGATCCTCCGGGATATTTAAACGTGCCTCCTGCTAAAGTTACTGAACGGTTTGCTGTGCTATCATTTGTTAAAACTAAAGTAAATGAACTAGCTCTATTACTAACACTATTAGGAGTAGCAAGTGTAAAAGTACAATTACCATTAAGTGTGGCAGTAAATAAATTACCGTCATTTAAATCTATTGTTTGTGATGTACCAGTGTTTCCTATAGCCACAACTTTATCAGAAAATGTACCAGAAAAATACTGATTGCTATCAAAAGGAATAACTAAATTTGCTCCTGAGTCTTGTATACCAGTAGTGACTTTAGGAGTTGTAAGTGCTGCACTAGTGCTTAACGCCATATTACCAGTGCCTGTAGTACCTGTAACTCCATCTACTAAATTTAATTCAGTTGCCGTACTTGTTACACCATCAAGTATATTAAGCTCTGCTGCAGTGCTTGTAACCCCATCAAGTATGTTTAACTCTGCTGCAGTGCTTGTTACGCCATCTAAAATATTTAACTCAGCAGCAGTACTTGTAACTCCATCAAGTATATTAAGCTCTGCTGCAGTGCTTGTTACAGCTGTACCATTTATAGATAATGCATCAGTTTCTAATGTGCCATCAACATCGACATCTCCCGATACATCTAATGATCCTGCATCTAACTCACCAGTAATAGTTAAATTTCTTAAACCTGAATAATCTTTGTTAGCATCAAGTACAACAGCTTTAGAAGCAATGGCTGTACCAATAGCTGTTGAACCTAGATCAAGAGCATTGAGTTCTCCAACTACAGCAGTAATACCATCTAATGTATTTATTTCTGCTGCAGTGCTTGTTACACCATCAAGTATGTTTAACTCAGCAGCAGTGCTAGTTACACCATCAAGTATGTTAAGTTCTGCAGTAGTTGATGTTACACCGTCAAGAATGTTAAGTTCGGCTGTAGTAGCTGTCACACCATCAAGTATATTAAGCTCGGTAGCAGTTGCAGAAACTACTACATCTTCATTAATTTTAGGCGAGGTTAGTGTTTTGTTAGTGAGAGTATCTGTAGACACAAGAGATACTAATGTTGAATTAGCACCTGCAGGTAGCATTAAAGTATTAGTAACTCCTGCTGAGTGGGGTTGTCCATAAACTTTTTGACCATGACTATTATTTTCACAGTTAAATACAATAGCACCTGAGTTAGTATTACCTCTAACTACAACTGTACCTGTACCATTAGGAGCTAAATCAATAGTTGCATTAGAAGTGGTAACAATATCTTGACCATTTAAATCTAAGTTACCGCCCAATTGAGGCGTAGTATCTTCAACTATATTAGCAAGGGCTGCACCAGAAACAGCTAATCCTGATATTATAGCACTACGTGTAATCTTTTTTAAACCACCACCAGATGTATCTATTGCAAGAAAAACATCATCATTAGCTACAGTAGAAATTTCTGATAAATCACCTACTGCTGTAGATGCAAAACCTGTACCATCAGCAACTAATAAATTACCAGAAGTATTTGTAGCTGTTTGAAAAGTTGTACCTTTTACTTCTCCAGAGGAGCCGTAAATAACTGCTTTACTATTTACAACTGTTCCTGCAGTAGAACCATCTATTAAATTTAATTCAGTTGCAGTAGATGTAACTCCATCAAGAATATTTAACTCAGCAGTTGTAGAAGTTACTCCATCTAAAATATTTAATTCGGCTGCAGTAGATGTAACACCATCAAGAATATTAAGTTCTGCTGTAGTACTTGTTACGCCATCAAGAATATTAAGTTCTGTAGCAGTACTTGTTACACCATCTAAAATATTTAATTCAGCTGTAGTAGCTGTTACACCATCAAGAAGATTAAGTTCTGAAGCTGTAGCTGTTACACCATCAAGTATATTAAGTTCTGCAGCTGTAGAAGTAACACCATCTAGAATATTTAGTTCAGCTGCTGTCGCACTAATTGCTGTGCCATTAAAATTTATAGCATCTAAATAGGCTGTACCATCAATGTATATGTCTCGCCACTCTTGAGTAGAAGAACCTAAGTCATAAGCACTGTCTGTGTTTGGTATAATACTACTGTTTACATCTGCTCCAAAAACAACATTATCAGTTGCAGCATCTCCAAGAGTTAATGTACCACCATTTAAAGTCGTAGTTCCTGTGACTGTAAGATTGCCACCTATGCCTACATTACCTGTCGTTGTAATACTATCTATGTAAGCATCTTTAAAATATTTACTACTTGTTCCTAAATCTAAATCGCTATCAGCATGAGGTACTAATGCACCATCTTGTAAAACCATTTGTTTTGCTGCTGCACTAGAAACTTCAACATAAAACTCCCAAGTATTACCAGTAGTAAGAATTTTATTTAGAAAATCTTGATCACCAATAGTATGTATATTACCGCCTTCTCCTGCTGACCCATCATGTCTATGACCAGTTGTACCGCTACTTGCATATGAAAAAGCAGTTAGTAATTGATTATATTCATTGTTAAATAACGCAGCAGTAACTGTATCGCCATCTGAAAAACTGCTTTGTCTAGTATAACTTGTAGCCATTATTATCTCCTACCAGAAGGTCTATAGTCTATATAGAATCCATTTATTGAGTATGGCGCGTTTGTATCTTCACTAAATAATTTTAAAGCTACATTATGTCCACTTCCCTGTACAGCTTGTCTAACCATTGGATCAGTCGATCCTCCAAATATTCCTGTACCAAATACTGCTGTGCCAAAAACTGTTGGTAATGGCACATTGTCTAAAGTATATGCCGAAGGTTGAGGTTTAGTATTATCATCAAAATCATAAGAAACTTTTAAGTTAGGCTGTATTGAACCTTCAGGTGTTAAAGACATTTTTACATAATGCATTGTCTTTAATGTTCCTGCATCACCAAAATCTAAATTAGGTGTTTTGTATCTAGCTTTAATATTTGTTTGAGTTCCTGCAGGATTAAAATCATTTCCTGTATTATGATTATAAACATAACCATCTTTATCGCCATGATATATTTTTTCTACACTATCACTATTAAGACCTGATGTAAAACCGTGTGCTTGTATTCCTTCTGTTTCTGACCATTCAAAACCCTGTGGTGTTATAGTACCTATGATTCCTTTAGAAGCAGAAGTAGCTGCTACAGAAGAACTATAAAATAATCTATATTGAGACTTACTTCTTAGTACTGCGCTAGTTATTATAAAACTATTTATAGAACTTGCAATATCAGATATTAAAGATTGAATTTGTCTAGAAACAGAACTTAACTCTACGTCACCAATACGCGCTGTACCTGCAACCAAACGTAAACCGTCTGGGCTTAGAAATAAAAGATCGCCTCCTATTTCTTGAATGCTATGTCCATCTAAACATCCTACGTTTTTAGTTATAGGTACAACAGCAATAGAAGCTGCATCATTAATATTTACTAATTTATAAATACTATTTTTACAAAATATAATCAAGTCACCACGGAAACTTTTTAATCCGACTACTTGATCATCTAATAAAATACTTCCTGCACCACTACCTGAAAAACTATTTATATCACTTGTGCTACTATAATATATTGTATTAAGAGCAGTGCTTGCTCCTGCGACTACTAAGTGTTTATCATGTATTGTACAGAACTTTGGATATACTGAACCATCTACAGTAACTTCTTCATAAAAAAAAGTTCTATTAGTTAATGCTCCTGTTCCTGTCATTTTAAATATTGCAGGTTTGCAACCAGAACCTTTATCAGTAATAGCTACTTCACCATATAAACTATTACCTTCAAATAAAGAAAAAGTAACTTGACCTTGTGTTGTTCTAACTAATGTACTACGACCTGTAAATGTAGTGTGGTTATCTCCTGCACTATCTACACTGGCTTTATTTATTTGTAGCCAAGTAGAGCCGTCTAAACTAAAATAAAGATTAGTTCCTGTTGCTGCTATTACTCCATCTGCATATACAAAAAGACCTAATATACCATTAGAGCTATTAGGATTAGTATCGCCAAACTGAGTATAGCCATTTATTCTTCTATAGCCACCGTCAGGGTCAACTTCAAAATTTAAAAGTTCAGTAGCAAAACCCGGCTGCTGAAGCATTTGAAATTGATTTAAATTAGTATTTAATCCACCTTGACAAGATAATCCAAATGCTTGCATAGTTAATCAAACCTTACTCTATCATCAGACATGTATATAGGAGCAGTACCTATTAAATTTTCTCTCATGCTTCTTAACCCTTTCTTAAAATCTTCCAAAGCAAAAGCTGCCATTTGAGGGTTATCTTTAAATTGATGTGTATAGTATCTAGCTTTAGATAATATTACTGTTTTATATACATCAGGAAAAACTATAGTATCGTCATGTGCATCTAGTTCTGTTGGTAAATCATAAGCAAAAAACCAGACTTTATAAACTTGATCAGGTATTGGGCTTAACCCAAACTTTCTTGCATCAGGGCTTCTAATAACAAAGCGAGGCTCACCACCTACTGCCTGATCAGCATCATCTGCATTTTCAGATGTACGCCTAAAATCTTTCCATTGTTCTATTGTAATAAATCTTAAATTCTTAGAAACATAAGGAGCTACTTCACCACTTACTCCTACTGTTGTTAAATAAAAATTATCCCAATCAATAGACCCATAATCATCTTTAACAGATGAACTAGCAGCTTTTAATTCGTACCATCTAGTTCCTGCTGTAGTATCTACAGAAACATTACCATACATAGGATCAGTAGCTCCACTTTCACCTGTAGCTAAAAAAGGCCATTGAGGTTCTTCATTAGCTATATCTAAGTATGCTCTGTTGATACAATCTTTAGCATGTTGTTGTATTCCTACAGCATTAGAAAAAGTTGCTGAAGTTAAGACTACTTCATTCAACTCTCTTAATAATTCATTTGATAATTGTAAAAATGTAGTAGCCATAATTATTTCACAAGTTGTTTGCTGTTTACTTTAGTATTAGTTTTTTTAAAAATACGATCATAGTTATCGTTATATTTTTCTTTATTTTCATTCTTTAAATAAACACCACCAACTTTTACTTTTCCTTTCGGATTAAATCTAACAGGAGTTTGTTCAGTTCCTATTTGTGGCATACTTTAACTCCTTTAAAAAATTAAAGGGGGCATATTTCAGCCCCCAATAATATTAGTCGATACCGTAGAATGCAGATACCAATGCTTCGCCACGTAGTACTTTAGATCCATAAACATGGAGTCCACGCACTATATCGCCAAAGCTATCAGGATCACGAATTACTTCAGTACTTGTGATGGTCTGTGCTGTTGCAACTGCTGACATATGACCTGCAATACACTTACCTGCTGCGTTTGTAGTAGCAGCAATATTGTTAGTCTTATACATATCAAAGCCACGTAACTTACCAGATGATACTAGTCCATTACGGATTGAGCCTTGACCTGCATTGTAGTCAACAGACAATAGTTTAGAAGAACTTTGAACAAGTACTTCATAAAACTCTGGATTTGCTAAGAACCAACGACCTTCTTCAGGAACATTTTGCTCGTCAAGTAGACGCGCCATGTGTGAAAGAACATCAATTGGGTCATGCTCACCAGAAGCAAAACCTATGTCAAGATTACCAGTACCATCAAAAGTTCCTGCTGCAAGATCAGTTGCACTATCAGAACCTAAGATGTGATTAGGTGAAGCTGCAGATACTCCTGCAAACATTGACGCAATAACACCCTCATCGAAGGCATCCTTTAACGAGTAAGCTGCTGAAGATGCAGCAACGTCACGGAAATTAACGTGAGACATATTGGTTTCAATATCGTCTACGATAAATTTAAATGCGTTAGCTGTATCTACGACCAAAGTTAGTTCTTGGTCAGTGAGCTTAGTTGCAGTTACGTCTGCACCCCTTTCATACTGATACACAGTAATTTCAGGTTCTTTGATAATCTTTACAGAATCACCAAAAGCTGCAATCTCACCTGCGTAATCTGTATTAGTAATTGCTTCTGCAACAGATGACTTCCTAAAGAAATTTAGGACGGTCTTAGAATAGACCGAAGGTAAGAAAAACGAATTGGTTTGACCTGATACAGAGTTACCAAAGTTACCATTGGTGTCTGTGCTTTGTTCAAAAAATTGATCAGATTGGTTATAAGCCATTGTAATATCCTCTTAAAAACTTATTTAGCTATTCTGCCTTCTGATAAAGCCAATTTAATTTCATCTTCATAGCGATCAAATTGATCAATAGACATACTAGCAATTTCTTTTTCTGTCCAAATCTTAGGAGCTTTGGAATCTACTGCTGTGGTTTTTGTTGATACCATATCAGCAGCAGACCTTTGCTCTTTAGCTTTAGACTGCCTCTTTTGTGGTGGCTGAACTATTCCCTTTTCCATTTTGTAAAGGTCTATAGCGCGACTAGCTAGAGTTCCATCACTGTTGTTAGCATAGATCCATTGTTGTATTGCTTCTGGTTGTTCTTTAGCCCATTCGTGAAATGCATCATCACCACGTATATCCTCAAAGTCAGGATGCCTCTCTCTTAACATTGTCTCAGCTTCACGCTTTAAAATATCAGCTTCACGTTCTTGCAATGCTGATAGCTGCTGTCGCAATGTTTCAGTTTGAGTTTCACTTTGCAAATGTGCTACAGTCTCAACTGTTTCATACAAGTCTGGATTTTTTGCTTTAAACTCCTCAAGTTCTTCCAAAGTCTTTGGAGCTTGATATGCAGGAGCATTTTCAGTTGCCTCTGCTACTAGCTCTTGTTCTCTTTGTTTAAACTCAGAAATTTTACTATCGTAATGTTTCTTTAGATCGTCATACCTTTTCTTATAATTAACATCTTTAGAACTTTTAGCAGGGGGCTTTTCTGTTTCTTCTTCAGAAGGCGTAGCCTGTTGTTCAGGAGATGGTGCATAAAACAAACCATCAGCACTTTCCGTTCTTGGTCTATCAGGAGTGTGCCATGATTTCTTTGCATTATAAGGATTAGGTGCTTTTTCCTCCACAGGATTAGTTTGTACTTCAGTCATTATACTTCCTCCACGGGGCTTGTAAGTTTTAAAAGGTAGCCATTACAATGAATTATTTGTACGGATAATTCACAATGGTGCTTTTACTTCAAGGTAGCCGTTATCGTTGTCGAATATTAAGACTAGGCATCTGATTAGCAGTCATCATTACTTTATTCATGTTGTCTTCTATATCAGTGTCTTCGTCTTTTCTCATTAAACCACCATCATAAGCACGTTCAGCTTCGTCCATCATTGTCTGAAGTCTGTCTGCGCCTATTTGATCAGTGGCTTTTCTAGTCATCACAAATTCACCGTCAGATAATCTGGCAGGTATTGAATCTGAGACTCCTGTTCCCGGTCCTGCAACTTCGCCAGAACCAGTAAACTCAGAAGCCGTATCTACAACTTTGTCAAAAATCATACTAAGTTGAGGATCGCCTTCTAAAGCATTCATTAAATACATTTGTTCTTCTTGATCTAAAGCTTCATTCATTACATAAGCTATATATTCATCTTCCATTTGTTCATCTGGAAGTTGTGAAGCTTGTGCTGCTGCCATTTCTTCTGGCGGTATATTAGGGTAAGTATCTACTGGAACTTCACCACCCTCTTGAAATACACCACGCCCTTTAAGGACATCAGCTTGTGTTACTTTTCCATCACCAGTTAAGTCTGTTAATTTACCACCTTCTGCTTTAACTACTCTTGGCATTAAAGTAGATTCTATATCTGGAAGCTGTCCGTCAAATATAAGTTTATCTTCATCTGAAAGATTATCCATAAACTTACGTGCATCTTGAGCAGGAAGAGAAATAGTGTATTCAGCTATCTCATCCATATCATTAAATAGTTCTAAATTTCTAGCTACTTCTTCTGGAGGCATACCTCTTAATTTTTCTGCCATATTATCTAATGGCTCATCAGCTGCTCCTAAATTAGCTTGTACTTTTTGAGGTAATAGATTTATAACATCTTCATAAACTT